TATAATAGTTTTAACAGCTGCTTCGCCACCGTTCGGATAATACGTACTAGTAACATCCTTCATAGTAGTTTCATACTTAGTAGTAGAAGACGTAGACCCTTTACTTTCTGCATAAAGCTCTATACACTCATAGGGATTATATTTAGCTACTGATATTTGATCTTCTGTAGTGTAGTATGTTGGTGTAGGTTGATTTGTAGGGTTTGCTAAGTCTACGTTTATTTTTCTTGGCTGATTCCTATTATCTGTCCAAAAAAGTAGATTTTCTAGTATATTAACCCCATATATAGGATGTGTTGTAGAGAAGTTTAAAAAAGCGCCTTGAGCTAAAATAGTTAACGTTCCTTGGTTTGTAACATTATAAGATACTATAAAAGATTTATTTGCCGCGATATAGGTTAAGTCTGCAGGGTTTTTATCTGTATAATTTGTAAAAAACAAATACATAGTACCTGTAGAATCGTCCATGACTTGACCTATGCACTTTAGATTTGGTATGCCCACCACTGAAGACACGTTTCTAACAAGACTGTTTCCAAGCACGTTTTCTAAAGATCCAACGTTTTCACCTTCAGACTTATTAACCTGTACGTTTACTGCGTTTCTGTATTCGTTGTCAGGAATAATACGAGCGTCTAAGTCTTTATTCATCTTAGACCTTATAAAAGTATTTTTAACTTTAGCCATTTAATTTTAGTGTTTAATCCATTTAGATTTACCTCTCATCACCTGAACAATTTCATCAAGCTTAATATTAGATAATCTTATTTTTGCATTTCTCAATTTAGCTCTTCTGTCTTTTTGTAGTCTTTGAACTAAGTACTCTTGTTGACCAGACCTTGTAGACACTATAGAGTGTAATATAGACGCGTATAGAGCATCTTCAGCTAGCTTAGGAACTTTAGTGTCTATGTCGTGCGCTAAACCATCAGAGATATACTCTAATACTATTAATCTATTTGCTAAATTACTAGAAAAGGACATCTTACCTTCTCTCTCGTTTAGCGTGAACCAGCCATTCATTTGAGCGAGCTTAGGGTCAAGACCATATTGTCTACCCCAATTCCAACTACCTTCAAACCCGTAAGCGTTTTGAAAGTCAATAGCCTCTTCTATGTTATTAAGAAGTTGGCCGTTTAACAAGTTATCATTAGCCTTAGCCCAGCGCTCTTCAGTTATCGATGTACCTTCTATGTTTTCTCCAAAGTTGTCTTGAGTAGGAGTTCCTTGATTATCTTGAATAGGGTTTTCGTAGGGATTTATAGTTAAGTTGTTCGCAGGGTATATAATTCTTTTTACACCAAGTTGGTCTATAAAAGAAACTCTTACATAGTTAACATAGTCCTGAGGTAAAATTACGCTTAAGCTAGGTGGTATCGTAAGCTCTTGAGAGTGAACACTTTTTAAAGTGTCATAGCTAAATTCTTGTAAACTTCTTTTAGCAAAAAATAATACATCTGATTTTTTAGCACTTTGTATTAGCTTTCCATCTCCCACATAACCAACCATGAAGTTATCTATAGCGTCTGACAGTTTTATATACTCATAGCTCCCGTAGTTATCTTCAACAGTTGTACCAATAGCATCACCGGCTCCATAATTACCACCATTTAATGTTTTTAATTGTACAACTACATAAGCGCTAGCTGTTAAACCAGGGATTTTAAAAGTATTATTAAAAAAACTATATCCAGTAAGTTCAGTAAAACTTCCAGGTAAACCAGTTGTACTTGTAAATATTTTAAAATTATTTAAAGCATAATCTACTTGCGCAGGGTCGTCACTTCCAAAAATTAAATCTGTATCAAAAGTCGTAGTAAAACTTTGAGTGTTTGGATTTGGCAGAGTTGCTGCAGATACAAAAGACTGAGCACCTTGGTAGTATTGTTGATTTGTTTCAGTTATTAAACCCATTTGTTACTATGATTTTTCGTTAATTGAAGCTTGTTGAGCTTCTTGCTCTGCCGCTTGTATAATTGTAGGGTCGTTTATAATAACACCCGAATATTTTAGTATGTTTGTTATTAAGCTTGTTTGCTCTGAGTTGTCTAATTCAAAATCAACAGAAGAGTTTGCGTTATATAAGTACTGACCTAGACTGCCAGGTGTAAAACCCCATTGTGGTAATGATGGTTTAAATAAGCAATTTACATTTAAAGCATTAGGCGTTGGAGATACTTTTATTAAAAGTTGACTTGTAATTGAGGGCGCAACAACTGCATTTGTAGTAAAACATACAGGGTAGCTAACTGTTGGAGTTGTTAATTTTGACCTAGTTATTTGAGAATAATCGCTTTTACTAGCTAATTGAGTTATAGAGTTATAAGTAGGGTTTGTAGTGTTGTATGTAGATATAATTTCACCAAGCTTATATATTGTACCTACGCCTGTGTATATGAACCCATCATTAGTTGCGTTGTAAGTAAATAAAGCGTCTTTTTCAAAAGGATACAGCTTGTAAGAAGTGTCTTTAAACATGTTAAAAAACTCTGTATCGTTTTGTGTATTGTTTTGGTTTTGACGGTTCAATTGATTACCGTCTGGAAAATATGATGCAAATATTTCATTTTGAACCAGTACAGCAAGACTGTTAAACTCGCTAGGAGTAATATAGCCTCTTTGCTCTTTGTTTAATATGTACAAGACTGTCGTGTATACTGTGTTTATATTTACCGCCATTTTTTGTTTTTGTTATAATAAAGGGCCCGAGTAAACGAGCCCTATATTAGTATTACCTGTTTTTATAGTTTTTTATCTATAGACTTATAGATTTCTACTCCTTCGTCTGTTTTTAAAAAAGCCGCAAACGCTGAGTAAGGGTTTTCGTCAAAAGGAACGTTCATTAATTTTCTATCATTAGATCCCCATGTGAATGTTCGTTGATCTTGTGATAATTTAATTATTCCGCTTTCAGAAGCTCTAATAGCAAAATTTCTTAGTTGTACATTTTCATCGTTAGCTAAGCTAATAAATAATGCTGGATTGCTTCTAGCAAATATCATTAGATCTCTTTTAAGTTCTTTAGAACTCATGGAATTCACTTTAGATCCAATCTCAACTCTTAAAATAGCTTCTGCTTGATCAATGTCTATATTTCTAGCTGCATTCATAGCATCTACTTGAAGATCTAATATTTCTAATTGATCCACAGCTTCTTCTTGAGCACTAAACTCTTCGTATAGTTTTCCTTTTAAAGGGTGATATAAAGATAATAGTTTTTGTAAACTTTGCTGTTGACTTCCAACAGTTAGAGTTCCATCATTAAATCTAATGTGACCCATGGTGCATTCTCCTTTTTGTTCATCTACTAAAGGTGAAGCTTGATTGGTAGCATATCTTATTTCTCTTTGTTTTCCAGTTATTTTATCAAAATAAAGTAAGGCATGTTTTCTTGTATGCCTACCTGGTATTGTCAATGTTAAAGGAGATTTATTTCCTTTTAAAAAATACGTTCTATCTTTAATTTCCCACTCTGGTTTTGTAGGTTTTACTGGAGTAGCAACTTGTGTTACCACTTCTTCTTGAGGTGCAACCTCAACTTTTTTTGCTGCAGCTTGTTTAGCCATAATATAATAAAATTAAATAGTTTAAAAATGTGACAATAGCCTTAGTATATACTTAGTAAGGGGCTAATGTCATATAAAAACCCCCGCCCGAAGGCAGGGATTGTTATTAATGTTGAATCATTAGATTCCTTTGAAAAGTACAAAGTTGTTAGCAGCTTGAGTTACTAAACATCTTTCAGATAGGAAGTTTACTTCCATAGCATCCAGAGTAGAAGTAAATGCTCCACCTGCAGAACCAGTTAACCAAGACTTCATACGTCTGTCATCACTTTGTGAAGCTCTGTAACGTACATGTAAGAATGGTCGACGGATGTTAGTTCCTAAGATCTGATCGTAAACTGTAGAAGTTCCAGCTGGTACTAATACACCTTCAATTGAACTGATACCTGTAACAGCACCACGAGTAGAAGCATCATTTAAGTATTTCCAGTCAGTCTTATAGAAATCGTAAGATCCTCTACGGAATCCGCTAAATCCTAAGTTCAAAGCCATTTCTTCAGAATTTTCAAATAATCCAAAAGCAGTACCTCCAGCAAATCCACCAGAAATTGCAGCTAACATATCGTCAAAATCAAGAGATGTTTGTCTCTGTAAAAATAACATGTTTTCTTCAATCGCTCCTTGAGTATCTAAATTCTTAAGAATAGCATCAAATTCGTCAAGTCCAGCAGCAGCAGTAAATCCTACTTCTACATTTCCACGAGATTGTATTGCAGCAAATAAACCTTCACTTCCTGGAAGTGTAGTTGAAATATTAACTCCAGCACCTATTTGATTGTACTCACTTTCTACCATTGACATTTCTAAGTAGTCTTCAAAACGTAAACGAGTTTCAGATTCAGCTTTTAAATACCATAAGTACCCAGATGTTCCGTCTTCAGTTGCAACTTCTACCCATCCAATTTGTGCCATATCAGATCCAGATACTACGTATTGGCTTCTAAGGATAATTGGGGAGTTAGAGTATTGAGTAAGTTGAGGATCAACAGAAGTTCTTACAGCAGAGTTACCAGTACCGGCAGCGGTAGTAGTAGTTCCTTTTGTATAAGCAGATCCGTATACAAATACTTTAACCCCAGCAGGTCCTGCCCCAGCAACAAACGCGGCAGCTGTTCCAGAAAAAGCAGCAGCTCCAATAAGTCCAGCGCCTCCAGCAAATGGTACTACTGTAAAGTTTCCACCAGCACCTAATGCTCCAACAACTGTTACTAAAGCTTTTACTTCAGCTCCATTTACAGGGTTTAAAAGTACTACGGTGTCATTTACAGATACTACGTTTTGTACATTAGCGGCAACAGTAATAACGTTGGCGCCTGCAGCATTAGCTCCGATTCCGAAATCAAGGTAAGATATGTGTAATCTATTTTGTTCAGACCAAATTACTTGATCAGATGTCATTGGCATTTCAGCGCCAACCATTCTTAAGAATCCAGATAACGTACGGTTTCCGTAACGCTCTACTTCTTGTTCATAAATTTCTGGTAAATATTGTTGTGCGAAAGAATCGCCACCATTACCAGGGCCAGCAGGACCGCCAGCATTAAATTGTAGGTAGTTACTGTTTAATATCTCTTGCGTTTGCGAAGGGATTAAACTACCAAATTGAGGAGTTAAACTCATAATTGTTTGTTTTTTTTAGTTAAATTTTCTTGTTTTTATTTTTAGTTTTGTAGAATCAGCGCCTGAAATTGCTTTAACTTTAAATCCATTTAAAAACACTTCGCCTTGAGTAGACCTAGCTTTGGTGCTACTTAGGTTTTTAGAATTGCTTACAACTTCTTTTACGGCATCCGCTTTTCCTTGCTCATAGAAATGAGCTGCGATCTTATCTACATTGTCAGCAGCATACATAGCTTTGTGATAACCTTTCGTATCTTTAACATTACCATCTGAGTCTAGGAACTTCCCGACAAGGTTGTTAATATTTGATTGGCTTTCTGCAACTTTATCACGATTCTGAATATTGTACTTATAGCTTTTTTCACCAACTTTAATATCGAAACCTTCGAAATTGTCGTTAAAATGCTCTTTAGTACTTTCTTTGAATTGTGCATGTTGTTGCTTAGCTGCTTCTTGCTGCTTATTATATCGGTTAAAAAAGTCTGTAGCTTTTTGTTGGTCTTGAGTAACGCCCGGTCTCAACTTGATCTCGTCGTAATACTTACTCTTCGTCTCTTCTAAATAGCTTTTGGCTTTTGCAACTTCTTCCTTAAACGCAATTTTTTTCTTGCGCATATCTCTTTCTTCGTCAAGGTCTTCATCAATGATAAAGTCTTCTAGTAATATATCAATGTCTTCACCTTCTAAATAAGGCTTTTCTTTTTTATAGTATTCTTTTAATAATGTAACATCATCTACTTGAGAATAATCAGCATTGAGTCTGGTATAATCCTCTATTGTCCCACCTGTATCTTCCATAAAAGAAACTAGCTTTTCGATGTTTTCAGGTAAAGCTTTACCAAGAATTCTTTCGTCTTGTATTGCTTTCTCTACCTGGGTTTCAACTTTTTCAGTCTCTGTTACTTCTTTGATTGGAGAAAACCCTTCAACATCCTTGTCGGACTCTTGTATAGGTTCTCCCACCTTTGCGCTATCTCCGGATGGTTCTTCCACAGATACTTCCTTTGTTTCTCCGATTTGAATGGCATCTTCTTCTTGTTTAGGTATCACTACTTTTGTAACTTCTGGCGGTAAATCAACCAAAGGTTCTTTAATATTAACTTTAATAGGCTCGTCGCTTACTGGTGTTAATTTTTTTGGAGTTCTTTTTTTAATTTTAAACTCACCTTCCTGCTTAACAGGTTCATTTGTTTTTTCTTCTGACATAATAAAATATAATTAAATAATTGTTTACTTTCTACATGAAAGCCTGCATACCCTGATCGGGTTGATTTTCAAAGTCTATTGGTAAACTATCGTTTTTCCTTTGACTTATTAATTCACTTTGTTGTGTAGCTTCCATTTTGCTACGATTATCTTTACGATCTTCAATTGCACTTTCTTTTTGCTGCGCCATTTGAACGTCCATTTGTTTCAGTTGCAAATCGTATTGAAATCTTGTTTGCATTTTTTGCGCTTCTAATTGAGCTGCAATCTCCATTCGTTGAATTTCCATTTGATTCTTAGATTGTTCAAACTGAACATTTGCACCCATTATAGCCTCTTGCTTCTGTACCTCAGCCATAGCTGTCTTCTCTGCGGTGTCTGCCTGAGATTGACCTTGAGCTGCAATATTAGCTTGTTGATTAGCTTGATCTTGCTTAGCTTTAGCTTTACGCTTTATCTTAAGCATTTGATTTGCTAGCTTAAGATTTTTAATCTGTCTTAAATCAATAGCATCTTCAAGATCAATTCCACCTGACTGTAATGCAACTTGTATGTTTGCCTCTAACTGAGCTTGCTCTTCTTCGTCTGGTTCTAATTCCAAGAATATACCAAAATCGTGAAGATTTAAGTTTATAATCTCATCTAAGGTTTTTATGTTATATGTAGATATAGAGTTCTGTAAAGCACTTCTAGTTAATGGAAATTCTAAAGCATCAGCTATTTTAAGTGCAACGTTTTCGGCTAGTTTAAGGGTTATGTAAAGACCAGACTGATTAATATGCCTAGTAGCTACATTGGATGCGTTAGCGGCCATCTTTTGAAGCCCTACGAGTGAGTTCTTTTCCATAGCTGTACCGTCTCTAGCTTCGTTAAGCCCGGTTACATCACGGATCATTTGCAAGTAATATTGATATGTTTGAATTAACGCATTTATTTTAGCTTGGCCACTTGAACTATTAAGTTCTTGAATAGGCACTTTGCCTGGATTCATATCTCCATCTTGAGTAAGGGATCTACCAACAATAGAACCTGTTTGGAAATACATATTTAGTGCTTCCGCTGGATTGTAGTTAGTTCCATTACCAAGGTCAACTTCTGCAAGTCCGTCCATATCTAAGTAAACACCGTCCGGCACCATTCTAGATAATACTTGTTGCAATTTTAAATGCGTTAACTGAATCATATCAGCAAAGCCAATACACTTGCTCACAAGAGATTCTATACGCCCTTTGTACATTCTAGGTGCACATAAAGCATAATTCATTTCTACTTTAGTTGTATCAGCGGTAGGTCTAGACATATTTTCTGCCAGCTCCCACTTAACCATTTCATTTGAGCCTAGTACTTTAGCTCCTGTATATAAAACCTCAATAGATCTTGACACTCTTTCGAAGTTATCATTTTCTGGTGGATTAAATGAATCTGGCTTCTCTAAAGCTTTTAATAATCCTTGTGGTGTTTCTTTTATTTTAAATACTTGATTGTGATATGTCTTGTAATCAAAGTATAAAACTTGAACAGTATTTTCATCATAATTACCCCAACCAGTTATGTACTGACTGTTGCCGGGCATAGATTGAATTCTTTCAAGTTCTTTTTCTCCAATGTTTGGAAATTCTTTTTTAAGTTCTGGTATTGTTATAGACTTTACTTCGCCTACATAATATACATCATCAAAATTAGGATCTTCAGTGTAAGAATAAACAACGTAAGCTGGATCTACATAATCAACCGTAATTCCTTCAGCTGTATTAAACCCAGTTTTAGCACATGCAATACCTAAAACAGTTAAATCCATATTTAACCTTTTTCTAGTAAGGTCATATTTGTTTTGAGCAAGCACGGATGCTATAGCCTCTTCTTCTGCTATTTCAATTGACTGCTTATAGCTTAATTGCATATGAAGTTCTAGCTCGTCTTTAGACTCAGGAACAATATCAATGTTTGGTGTTTGGTATAAATTAATACCAAGTGTTTGCTTTAAGCTGTCTAAATACTCTTTAGCCACCATGTCTTCATAAAGCATAGAAGCATAATCAGTTCTTTTCTTTATTGATGACGGATCTTGAGCATAAGCTTTAATATCGTAAGATTTGCCAGATATACCGTTTACTACAATGTCTACAAATTTAGATAAAATAGGTACAGGCTTCCAGTCTAGGTTTAAATAAGATAAATCACCGTTTATAGATAATTCATCTTTATACTTTTGTATTGATTGCTCGCCTCGAGCGTATAATCTTAATTGGTGAAATTGATTCCAACTAGTTAAGTATCTATTACCATTAGTACGCCCTTGCCCAAACCATTCGTATTCAATAGCCTGACCAACTTGCGTTCCGTATTCCCAGCTTGCTTTTTCCGCATCGCTTACTACTTGGCTAGGAAAAGCGCTATTGGTGTTAGTATATATACCCATTTAACTTATTATTTTTGATGTTGAACCTTTATTATCGTACTTTTTAAAACCTAAATCTACCGCTTGAAGTTTTTGTCTAGGTGCTCCTGGAGCGTATCTATGTTTGTTACAAGCCATTAAAGCGAGTCCAGAACTAATAGACGCATCGTGTTTTGTTCTATTATTAATATCAAACTTAGCCCAATCTTCTAATGTTCTTTGGAAATATGTATCTCCATAACCTGTTTCTTTTAAACCTACAAAATCGTTAATGTAAGTTTCTATAGCCGCGGCATGTGCTTGTTTTATATCTTCACTTGAATTTGGTATACCGCCTAATTCTTTTTCTGTAACAGATAGTTTGTTATATTTTCTATCAGGTCTGTTAATTGAATAACCTCTATAGCCTCTTCTTTTAAAATGATACAATAGTCTAGGCTTATTGTTTTCAGCTAATATAGGCATCCCGTAGAACACACAAGCCATCAAAACGTCTTCAAAGAATACTTCAGCAGTCTGAGGCCTAGCTATATATTCTAAGAAAAACATATTTGGAGGCACATCCTCCATTGAAAACTTTGTTAAACCGTGAAGAGATCCTTTAGATCCTCTACCGTCCACAGTCCCTGATATGTCGTATGGATCACAGCCAAATGCTCCGCAATGCTCATTGCCAGGATAATTAGTACCATTTTTTATATATCTTTTATTTTGAAGATTTGCAGGTGGAACCCAAGTTACTAAGAATCTACCGTCTTTATTTGGTACAAATATTACTTTAGTATCCTGTTTAGCATTCTCCCATTGAAAACTTCCTTTTGTTACATTTATTGAGTTCTTAAGATCTTCATTGAAATCTATTTGCTCGTATATCTTTGTCAAGTTAAATAAAGATTGTTTTGATTCATCTCTAAATGCGTGCTTTGTTGTACGTGGGAATTGTCTGTAAAATTCATTTAAACTGTCTTGATCAGACTTTAAACCTTCTACTTCATTGTCCCAGTACTCTATTACGCCTTGTGTTATTTTTGTTCCGTGCGGATCTTCAACCCCTTCTTTTGGTGTATTGAATACAGGAAAGCCATAAGAATCAATGTATCCTTCGTAGTTCCATTCCATAGGTATGAACAAAGAATAGAGTCCTGAGCGTGTCTGTCCATTGGCGTTTCTTTGTGTAACATCTGAATTATTGTAAAGTTTTTTAAAGTTTGCACCACCTTTGTCTAAAGCATTTGAGGTACTACCCATCATACATTTACCAATAACTCTAGAACCTAATCTTAAACAAGTTCTGGTTACTCGCCAGTTGTTTAATATATTTGTAGGTCTCTCCCACTTTCCACTTTCGTCGTGTACTAGTAGTTTTAGTTTCTCTCCATCGTAGGAGTTATCACCCGTGTTTTTCCAGTCGATCGTTGTATCAAGTCCGGTGATTTCCTGGAGTTTCTCGTTGGAATCAAGTTTGCGCCTGGTGAATTTCGAGGCGGGTACACGATAGGCAAGCTCGGTTTTGGGTCTGTCCATACCGTCCTGGATCGGCTTGAAGAAGAACGGATAGTTGACGGATATTGGTACGACTTTATCTGTGAACATTTTTTTAGCGTCAGGGCCAGACTTTGACAATATTCCAAACCGTGAATCCGTGGATATTGTCGCGAGGTTAACAGCTTCAGCTGAGGACATGAACGAAAATCCACTCCTACGGTTTTTAAGATAGCACATTCCGTAGCATCGTGAGTCGGCTTTGCAAGCTTCCCAGAAAATGTAGAATAATCTATTTGATTCCCGAAAGTCTGGTTGCCCGACGTCAATTTTACTCCACTGCAAGTACATGTAGTTAGTACCAGTAATATAAGTAGGCTTGCCTTTGTTAATAAACCAAAAACCTTCTTCGCGCCGTGTAAATTCTTTATCAATGTAATCATACCATTTTTCTTTAAAGTCTAACGGGTATTCTTCCCAGTCAAACACAGATTTAATTTTACTTAATTCTTTTGGGTACTTAGTATAAGACCATCTGTCGTTTTCAAACTCCACAGTATCTTTTTCTTTAGGTAAAGCTATTAAAAGATCCTGTATCTTATATATCTCACCTATTTCACCGGTCTTACTAATAACTACTATATCATGCTCCGCATTGTGCCCGTATTCCCACTTTTTATACCTATTCATTCTATTAAGAACTTTAGGTTTTACGTGATCTTTTACGACTTTATATAAACTTTGCTCGTACATTATTTAGATCTTCCTTCAGCAAAACCCTTAAAAGACTTTTCTTCTTTTACTTCTGCAGGGTTTTCATTTAATAAAGCTTCTTCAGCTTCTAATCTACCTAGTATTTCAAACGCATCAAATATAGCTAGCTTTTTTGTAGCTGCAGCGTTTTTTAATCTATCTGCCGTAATATCATCTCCTGAATCAACGATAGCTTCTTTAGCTACTTTGATCAGCTCCTCAACTGCGACTTGCCCAGCTTGGATTATATTCAACTTCGTTTCCTTGGTATTCATATTTAATTACAATATCATTAGATTTCATACAATATAAACGCTTGCCATCAATTAAAAATTCCCATTCGCCATTAGGCGTATAGCCTACTAAGTCTCCTGGGTTAATATCGAGTGCTTCTAAGGAGCTATTACCGTATTTTAATATACCAATAAGGCTTTGCTCTTTATCTAGCGTTAAAGACTGATTGTCTTTTATTGGGGTTATAAAGCAGCGGTCACCAAATGAGTGCCAGCCTTCTTTATTTTTATATAGATAGATTTGATCTATCGCACAAAAATGTAAATCATCTTTGAACCAAGATCTACTTTTTTTTTTTTCTCCTTTCATGTCATAGAATACTCTAAACACGTTTTGGTGTATAACAATTATATCACCTATTTCAATACCCGTATTAAATGCCTTGGGTGTTTCTAAAACTTTAGCTAATCTATTTACAAATTTAAAATCTTCTATCTTTGTATTTACAATTAACTCTTTATCTCCAACCTTGACTTTATTACTGTATTTTTCACCTAATGGCTCAACAATAAAATCGTACAAGCTTCTCATCAATACTCTAAATCGTATTCAACGGATATTGCCATGTTGGAGTTAAATTTCTTCCATGGCATTACCTCGTTATTTTTCTTTATATGAATATTGTAAGAACTATCAGATTCGTCTAGAAGTATGTGTGAGATCTCATGACCGCCATAAACTTGTTGACCTACAGAATAATGCATAGCATCATTTTTGTAATCTGAACCAATACTTATTTTTCTTACAATTGAAGACATTACTCAGCTACTTTGAGATCAGTTTCTTCTTCTTCTTTGATTTCAGTATACTCACCTGTTTTTAAGTCAATAGATATTTTACCATACTCGTCTTCAAGAGTTTGCTTGTACTCTTCAAGATCTTTATTTACATCAGCTATCCTGTGTAACAGTGCATGCTTTTGAGTTTCTATTGCTCCAATGTTGTTTAATATTGAAGTTAGCTCGTCTTGTTGTTTTACAATTGTTTCTAGTTGTTTTTCTGTAATTTTTGACATTTTATTTAATTTAATTGTTTTATAAATATATAGTTACGTCTTTTTTAGCAAATCTACTATACAGGTAACTCTTCATAAGCGTCTGCATAATCAGCGGATAAATATGACTCCATACCACTTACTTGCTCAGCGCTACATTCGTCTTTATAGAAGTTGTTTGCTAATAACCAAAGAAAGTGATCTTTAAGACATTGCAGCTTTTCTTCTGTGGTTTCAGAATCTGCAGCTTCTGCCAGTTGACCATCTACTTGACCTACAATAACTGCTTTGTGGCTATCTGGAGTATTTTCTGTTGTAATTACGTTTTTATACATTTTTATTTATTTATTTATGATTTTAATAATTCTACTTCTGCTTTTAATTCTTTTATTGCTTGCACTAACACAGGTATTAATCTTCCGTAACTTGCCTCAAGTCTGTCTGGGTTATTAGCGTAGACAAGCTGTAAGTTTTCATCATCAACCTCTTGTAATTCTTGAGCAATAAAACCTAAATCTTTATCGCCTACTTTTGCACCATCACGCATATTCCAATCAAAAGTTACTGGATTGAGTTTGTTAATAAAATCTAATCCATAAGTTGATGGTTGTATGTTTTTCTTATCTCTACTATCTGATAAGGCTGCTATTGTTTGTATCTGACACCTTAAAGCAGTAATATTTGCATCACCTAACGTTATTTCATTTGAAACGCTACCACTACTTGCTTGTGCATTATAACCTAATAATAAGTTATTACTGCCAGCTAAAGCACTTGAACCAGCTGCTGCACCTAAAGCTGTATTAAAGTTTTTAAATCCAGTACCTCTTAATGATCCAGTGCCAATGGCGACATTACTTGTGCCAGTGCCATTTTGCATAGCTAACCAACCAATAACTGTGTTATCACCTGAGCTTGTATTTGCGCTATTAGCTAAATATCCAATACTAATGCTATTACTACCTGTTAATTGTTTTGCAGCTTGATATCCAATACTTACATTGTCACCACCTGTAGAGTTAGAGTATCCAGCCTGATAACCTAGATTTGTGTTTCTAATACCTGAAGTATTTGAGTAACCAGCTTCATAACCTATAGAAATATGTCCTGTTGAAGTATTGGCTCTACCTGGCTCATTACCAATATAAACAGAATCTCCAGCAGTAGAAATAAAACCAGCTTGATAACCAACAGCAGTTGAACCGCTATTAGTTGATACGTTAGCTAATGCAGCTCTTCCTATTGCAGTATTTTTCTGTCCAGTTGTAACTGCTGAACCAGCATTATATCCAATACCAACGTTAAAATCTCCACTTGTTATTGGGTTTAGTGCGTTTATTCCTAAAGATGTGTTTTGTATTGCACCAGATGCAGAAGCTGGTACATTTCCTATAAAATTATTTGTTGCGTCTGCCACACAATCTGAAAGACCATTTAAGCTAGATGCACC